TAGCAAACGTGAAACGCTGGAGGTGGAAATAATGCACGCCACATACGGCACGATAGCTTTGTCAATCGCCGTTGTGAGTATGAAAGGCGGTGCTATCTATAACCTCGTCCCATCGGCTAACGCCATTACTCACAAGAAAGATGGTACTTACACGCCAAACGTTATCACTTGTGGCAGCTCGAAACTTGATGTTGCTACGGGTACAACCTCCAGCAATCCGTCGGAGGCCACCATTAAGTATAGCGCAGATGGCGGCAGCGTAGCCAACTATCCAAGTGGCGGTCTTACGGCAGGCACTAACTTCACAAACTACGTCACATTCTTCCTTTACGTGAACAATACCGTAGTTGATAAAGAAACCGTGAACATCGTTACGGACGGAACTAACGGAACTAACGGCACAAACGGCAAAGACGGTAAAGATGGAAAAGACGGAGCAGAAGGGTATGGCTTGAAATTGACACTTGAAAGGAGTGGGAGGTATTCCGATTCCTCGTGGAATACATGGGGAACGATAGGGCGTTCCGAACCTTGGGGTAAGATTGACGGTGATTCAGATTTTACGGCTTGTCGCGTCGGTGACTATTTCATTGTGACGGGTACATCTACGGATAAAGGCATAAGGCATACGGAGGAATTCCGTTGCACAAGCGTTAGCGCGAGTTCAATCATTGGTACTTGCGTTTCGCACGTAAAGGATGGACAAGATGGACAAGATGGTTCTCGCGGGCGTATAGGCCGTTTCTTCTATTATGTAGGAACATGGACGGGCGATACCGTTAAAACGTATATCGTCAATGATGCACAAGCACCGTATTTCAAGTACGGAAGCAACTATTTTGTGTTCAATCCCGAAACAAACGGCAATTACACGGAAAGCCAAATGGGTACACCATCGACAAGTAGCGCGAATTGGGACATCATGACGAACGATTTCAAGTACATCATAACGGCGGCTTTGTTTAGTTCGTTCGCAAATCTTGGGTCGTTCATTATAAGTGAGGATTGGTTGATTTCACAAAACGGAACGGTGAACGGAAGCAGTTCGGGTGCATATACGCAATTCGATAAAGACTACCCTAACACAAACCACTACAATAGCTCTACGGGGCGGTACAACTTTATCCCGAATGTTGCTATAAACGGTGAAACGGGTGAGGTGTACATGAATAGTGCATTCTTGAGAGGTCAAATAGTAGGCGTTACGGGTTCTTTTAATTCACTCGATTGTGTCGATTCAAATGGTGTCAAGATTGGTCGTATTTGTGCAAATACTGGTACTTATGGCGGCGTTGCCTTTGAAACGGTTGACATCATACACCAAGGTCAAGTGAACGGACGTAGTGGACGTTTCTTGTCGTCCGATATTTGGTGTCGCGGAAGTTTCGGACATCGCGGACTTAACACGGCAGTAGTGAGCCAATCGACAATCAAGTATTATACAGAGGGACTTACGCAAAGTTACTACGCAAGCAAAACAATGACCTCGCATACAAGCAACGGTCGTACATACTATGACATAGACCTTTATAGCGGTACAAGCGGTGATGCAAGCGGATTCCCCGTCGACTTGGTAATCATAAACAATTCCTACGATGGCTATTCATATAGGCTTGTGGGTATGGCATCAAAGAAAGTGTCGGTCATTTGCTCCAACGACTATCATGGTGTAGATATAGCTTTCATTGCTGGATGGCTTGGTATGAGTGGCGGCGAGGTTCGCGAATTTATCAACGTGGGTAATAACTATTCTCCGACCAATACAAACGTAGGCGCGGGCTGGTTTGCACTTGAGGGTTGCGACAATACATGGGTTTAATTTATATTGACTATGAAAGCAAGACTGGTATTCAACAAAATAATCCCGTTTAAGGGTTTCAAGGCTATCACAATTTGGCCTTTGGTATTTGTAAGGAGTGATGCAAGCAAGTTTACGGACAAAGATAAACGCCACGAAACGACCCACCTTGAGCAGCAGCTTGAGGTGATGGTCGTTGCCGCGATTATCGCCGTATCACTATCATCGGCAGATGTAATATCATGGTGGTGGTGCTTTGTTATTCCAGTATCGTTCTATCTTATCTACGTGCTGGAGTGGATTATCCGCATTCCATTCTGCGGCTTTGACTCAAGGCTGGCATATTACAATATCAGCACGGAGCAGGAGGCGTATCTACATGAAGATGATTTGTCGTACAACTATGAGCGCAAAAGATTCGCTTGGGTTAAGTATCTGTTCAAAAAATCCTTCATCCGCAACGAATATTCGCACAAAATCGTGAAAAGACAATAAATCTTTCGCATTGTCCTTTGTATATTCAAAAACATTGTTTATCTTTGCACGCAGAAAATTAATATTTTAGCATTATGGCAGACGAGAATAGCAATACACAAGTTAGCGGTGGCGGCAGCAGCAGCCAGCAGCAGCAGGCTACTACGCAGGAGAATGTCCGCCGTACCATCTACCAAGGCACGGAGCTGAAATTCACATTGGATATTCAGTCTGATGGCTTTTCTATGGCCGACGATGATTTCAAGGTCGTTATCAAGAATACCAAGAAAAGCGTCACCATACCAAAGGCCGAGATGATTCTTGATGAAAACGAGAACTATCTCTTTACGGTAGATACGGGATTCATGGGAACGGGAGAGTATTGGATTACCACAATCGCATACGTACCCGATGATGATTTCGATGATGGGTTACGTACCGAGGTTCAAAAGCAGCTGTTATGCGTAGTGACATCGTAACACAAGGCTCTTGCTGCGGAATACACGGCTGTCAGCGTGTCACCGTCACCCACAAAGGAGGCGGTGACATGGCTGCATCCGTAACACCAAGGGATAACCAAGGAATAGAAACGGAGGCTATGTTGGCAAATAAACCCGTTTCTGTAGCCGCAGGTGCGTTAAATCCAGCCGTAGGTGTAACTATAAACCCAAAGGACAACAAAGGCGTTACGGCGGCTTTCTCGCTTGTTTGCGCAACATCGCAGGGCAAATGGGAATATCTGCTTGTTAATGAGGGTGAGATTATGCTTATCGACGGGGAGTGCGTTATGGTTATGCGCAAGCCAAGGAACATCTAACAACTTAAAAAATATATCGCTTATGGCATACAAGTTGAACAAATACGGCGACCAAGTGAAAGAGGACTTGGATAAGGTAGAGGAAAAAGACATCTACCCCGATGCCTCCTTGATTGAAAAGGGTGTTATGACACCACAGCACGTCCAGCAAATCAACGAATTAGAGCAGGAGGTTGATGATAATAACGAAACGTTGACCGAATTTGAGATACGTATGATTTGCAGATAGGAATGTAGGGAATCATCAGTTTTCTATATAGAGTTAATTTTCTTCTTTTATTAATCATTTAAAACGTTTTAAGATTATGGCAGTACAAACAGACGACAAAAAGCTTGACGGTGCGGGTTTGGGAATACTTTGGAGTATCATCAAATCCATTGTACCAACCAAGACCAGCGACCTTACTAACGATGATAACGTAGTTAAGGACGCATCGTATGTGCATACCGACGAGAATTTCACATCTACTTTGAAATCAAAGCTGGATGCAATCGCTTCGGGTGCGCAGGTGAACGTTATCGAGACCGTAAAGGTCAACGGCACGGCACTTACCGTTTCTGACAAGAGCGTTAATATCCCCGTCCCAACCGATAACGCATCCTTGGCTAACGGTGCTGGCTATCAGACCGCCAATGATGTGAACAATGCCATCGACGCTAAGTTGCAGGCATACATCAAGCCAAAGGGCTCTCTTGCGTTCGCCAACCTCCCGACGCCATCTTCGTCTAACCTTGGATGGATGTGGAACATGAGCGACGGATTCACTATCGACAACCGTTTCGAGGAGTATGAGCAGGGCGTTACCAAGACCTATCCAAAGGGAACTAACGTCTATGTTATCGAATCATCACCCGCAGAGGGCAGCACGCCAGCCGTTTACAAGTTCGACGTGTACCAAGGATTCATCGACTTGAGCGGATATGCCTCCAAGGATGATGTGGAAACGCTTTCGCAGGCCGAGATTGAAAGCATCTGCTCATTAACATAATACACTACCGTATAAACAAGTGTTATGGCAGTACAGACGGACGACAAGAAACTCGACGGTGCAGGCTTGGGATGGGTATGGGCGCGTGTAAAAACGCTCGTTTCCAACCTAAGTAAGACCGTAGAGACCAACCGTATCAAGATTCTTGGTTCGGTAGAGTCGCTTTCGCCAACGGCTACGTATGCACAAAACTCGCTTATCACGGTAGCAAAGGAGACTTTCATAAGCACCGCATCCATCGTAGGCACGCCAAACCATATCGTTACATACAACAGCGAGAATGTCACGTACAATGGCGAAATCGTGACATACGGTTCAAACAGCCTTTCCACATGGGTAAAGATAGCGGGTTAAAACTCTCGAAAGAAACGAAGAATGTAAATTTGTAGTTTTATACACTTTATTTAAAAAAACAATTAAAAGTATTATTTTATGGGAACAATTCAAAATGCTCTTAAAGCCCTGCACAATGCCAACACTACGGCTGCTGCATCGGGTGCTCGCGTGCCTATCCTTAACTCCAGCAACGAGCTTATGGGTAGCGACTCCTACGCCAACTTCGCAAAAAAGCTGCAAAGCGTACTGCCTACCATCGGAAACGTTATGGTGGTTACAAACGTGGATTCATACACACGTTTTTGGCCTGCCGACCGTGCATTGGAAAGCAGCATCGCCAGCATCGCCGTTGGTGTGGGTATCATCGAGAACGGGCGCACGCTTATTGTTGCGAAAGACCAAGCGTCAAAGGCATGGGCTACATCTAACGTTACTGGTGGCACTACCGCCATCAGCGACCGCCGAGCAGCAATTGCCGATTTCGATGGCCGCGCAAAGACGAATACCATTCTGACAACGCTCGGTGCAAACGCGCCTGCCGCAAAGTATTGTAACGAGTATCACCCAAGCAATGTCGATTCTGCCGACGGTAATATGGGTGCTGGCCGATGGTGGTTGCCTTCACTTGGCGAGATGGCTATGATTTGGGCGCACGTTCGCGAAATCAACTTCGTCATGGCTGCAATCAGCGGTACTGCAATTCCAGTCGGTTCGTCTTGGGGATGGTCTTCTACGGAGCACTCTGCCACGAATGCTTGGGGTCTGATTTTCAACCATGGCTACTTCACCGGCATCAACAAGACGAATGAGCTCTTAGTTCGCCCCGTGTCCGCATTTTATTAACCATTTATCTCTTTAGTCCTTTATCCCCTTTATCGTCTTAACGACGGTATCGGGGTATAGGGCTGGGGATTTCACTAATGGCAACTTCGCAAATTATAACAAAATAACAAGGTCAACAACAACGTTCTACGAGAAATGCTTGCAAGAGATACAAAGATATACAAAGATACGTTTGAACTCGCGAAATACGTGTTTGGCGTTACAAAGAAGATTAAAGCGGAATACCGTGCAACGATAGCCCGCCGCATCGAGGATTTGACACTACAGCTTAGTATGAAAATCGTTGAGGCTAATCTTTGCCCGCCAAATTCCGAGGAGCGTGTCCGTGTGCTTGGCAGGGATTTTATCCTTGTGCAAGAGCAATTATTCTTCTTGCTTGCATTATCGCAGGATAAAAAGATTATCGACGAAAAATCCCACGCGAATATCGCCCGTAGGCTTGATGAGATAGGCCGCGAGGCGACTGGTTGGCGCAAGGCTACTATGAAATAATGACAAAAGACATGTTTCAATATAGTAGAGATTCACATCGGGGGCTCTTTAGCCTTGTTTTGGCGGGAGCAATGTGTTTTTCTTTCAAATGGGCGTCCCACTCCCAGCGTTCAGTACAAGGATTGAATGTGGCCTCTCTTGTTGGGCATCATCACGCTTTCCGAAACATTGCCGCGATTGTTGTTCTCGCGTCGTCGGCAGCAATGGTACTGATGAAGGAGTTAAGAATAAGAAAATGGACGTGTTTTACGGAGAACTCTGCCACGAATGCTTGGAATCTGAATTTCAACAATGGCAACTTCAACAACAACAACAAGACGAATGAGAACTTAGTTCGCCCCGTGTCCGCATCTGATAGAATACACAAGACAATAAATAAAGTTTGCGCTCCAATATTGGAATGGTATAATAGACGGTATATAACGGAATATATTTTTGTGCTATGGTAAGGGATGAATACTTATTTGAGGCATTCCAAATTTGTAAGATTCACAAGGCATCATCACCATCTTATATAAAGTATTTCCCCGATTATCAGCGGGACTTGCTTAGATTGGCAGATGAGATAAACGCCCGAACTTACCGACCATCAACAAGCATCGCCTTTGTGGTTACGAAACCGAAACTGCGGGAGGTGTTCGCTGCGGGATTTCGCGATAGAATCGTACATCACTATATCGCCATGCGCGTAGAGCCTTTGCTCGAGAAGCTGTTCACAGATAGAACATTCAACTGCCGCAAAGGTAAGGGCGTACTATACGGTGTGGCGCAATTGGAAAAGGATATGTACGAATGTAGCGAGGGTTACACGAAAGATGTTTGGATAGCCAAATTCGACTTGCAGGGATTCTTTATGTCTATTGATGTGCATCTGCTTAACAAGATGCTCTTGCAGTTCATCAAGGACAACTATTTCGGCGAGGATAAGGAGGATATTCTTTGGCTTAGTGAGGTGGTTATGCTGCATGAGCCCGAAAAGGACTGCCGCAGGCATAGCCCCGATGAATTATGGAGGCAATTACCAAAGAACAAATCATTATTTACAAACGGTGCAGGTCTTGGATTGCCAATAGGTAATCTGCCGAGCCAGCATAATGCAAATTTCCTTTTGCATTGGCTTGATGTTTTCATAGAAAAGCTTGGGTACAAATATCACGGTCGGTATGTGGACGACGGGTATTTCATGGCTGTTTGTGAAACTGAAGAGGAAAGGCAGAAAATGCTCAAGGACATGGAAAAGATACGTCGTTTCTTGAGCCTTTACCTGCATGTTTACCTGCATCCCGACAAATTCTATTTCCAGCACTATACAAAGGGTGTGGCGTTTATAGGTGCGGTTGTTAAGCCATATCGCACATACGTCGGTATGCGTACCGTAAGAAACGCCTACGATGCCATATACCGCCTAAACAATTTTTCCACATCGCATAAGAAGCTGGTGCATAACATACAAAGCATAAACAGCTACCTTGGTGTTATGCGGCAATATGATACGTACCACATACGTCGCAAGCTTATAGGCATGATTTCCCCCGAAATATGGTCGAAAATTTACGTTAAAGGCCATTACGAAAGCATCCATCTTTTGAGAAACACGAAACGGACGGGCTGTGTTGACGATTATCCAAAGGTGTATTACATGAAAGACCCGATAAATTTTGAGCTGGCTGGCATGGAGATACCCGTTGATACACAGCCTTTTATATCGGATAATCCATAAAAAAATTTTTGTTTTGGTGGTTTTGATTATATAACACGTTGACTATCAATGCGTTATATTATATAAGCGGACTTATGTAAGTCCCGCTTTGTCTTTCTTTTCTTACGATGTAAATTTGCACCGTGTAACGTTACAACACGGTTTGAATTAACAACAAGTTTAACAAAGAAAAGAAAGGAAAATAACAATGGCAGAAATTTATCAATTACCCGAGAACGGAAACGGTAATAGCGGCTTTGGCAACATTCCGTTTTCAATTCCCATCGGTGGTTTTGGAATGGGTGGATTCGGCGGTTTCGGCGGCTACGGCATGAACGGGATTGCTGACTTATTTGGACTTGCTATCATTGCTTCAATGTTCGGCTGGAACGGTGGCGGATTTGGCAATGGAGGCTTTGGCGGAGGAAACTCAGGCGCGGCTTTCTTGGCTAATCAGTTGTCGAACGATTCGGGGCGCGAGCTTATCATGAATGCAATCACGAACCAAGGCGAGGCTTCACGCACGGCAATCCAAACTTTGTCAACGATGCTTGGCCAAGACTTCAACCTTGTCAATCAAGGCGTGCAGACGGTTCAGAACGCATTGCAGACATTGGCATTGCAGCAAGCCGTAAGCGTACCGCAAATCATCAATTCGATTCAAAGCGGCGACGCAAGCATCATAAGCACTTTCCAAAAGTGTTGTTGCGACCAACAGCTTGCGACTTGTCAGCAAACGAACACCTTGCAGAACGCAATCAACGGCGTTGGCAACAAGGTAGACGCAAAGGCAGCAGCCGACCAGCTTGCTATGTGCCAACAGACATACGCTTTGACCGACACGATGAACCGCAACTATCTTGCGCTTGACAACAAGCTCGACCAAATGGAATCCAACCGCAAAGACCGCGAGATTACGGCATTGACCTCCGAGGTCGCTACGTTGAAGTCGCAAAACTTCACTACTGGCGTCGTTCAGCAGGCCGTTGCACCTATCCTTGGTCAGCTCGCAGGCATTCAGAACCAAGTCGACGACATCAAGAGCAAGATGCCGAACACCGTACCCGTGCAGTATCCTAACTTGCAGGTTGTAAATTCCACACCGTACATGGGTGGTTTCTACGGCGGTTTCAACGGTAATAACTTTGTATTCTAACGATTAAGGCATAGGAGGTTAAAGGTATGAATTGTAATTGTAACTGCAATATAACAATTAATGCTGGTGGTCAGCCTTACATCGCGAACACGCAAGTTACCGTAGGTACAGATGCGGTTAATATTGCACTCGGCTGGCGGCGTATTCAGCCAATCGGATATTTGACTATCCGTATGGAGAACGCTATCCCATCGGATGCGACCACGTCATTGCCTATTACGCTTACACTTAACGGCGTAACAAGGCCGCTAACACTACCTAACGGAACTGCCGTAACGGTTGCGGACGTGCTTGGAACTAACGTAATGCTTATCTTTAACGATAGGTTTAACGGCATATTGGCTCTTATGTCACGTACCGTAGTTTAATTAATAACTTATAAAAACAAAACAACATGGATTTCAATAGTCTTGGGAGTGGTAATCCCTTCTACGTTTTGAGACGCGGCGAAAAGCCCGTTTTGGAGGTTGGTGTGGTTAAGACAAAATCTCAGCCGCGTGCCAAGTTTCCGACGCAAACACCAAATGTTATGACTGGTATGCAGATGCAGCAGGTTATTGACATCGTGGCAACAATAAATGGCAAAGACGAGACATTTGCGGAGATTCCTATAAATGTCGAAATCGCAGCAAGAGGTAATGATACGTTTAGCGGTAGCCGCGAAGCAATGTTGCAAGCGGTTGATGCGATGTTGCAGACATCAAAAAAGGCGATAGAGCAAGTGCCGTTTCACAAAAGCGTTATCTCGGAATCGGAAAAGATGCTTGAGGTGCTTAATCCGCAATATGCAGAAAATAAGCAAAACGCACGCGTCATTCAGTCTTTGCAGGAAAAGCAAAAGGCTCAAGATGCACAGCTTGCAGAACTAAAAGCGCAAAATTCCGAAATGCTTGCCATCCTACGCCAACTGAACGGTTCGGGAGGAAAGTCCCAAGGCTAATGTTTCCATTAAAAACAAATACGACTATGGGATATATTTTTGTAGATAGAGAAGGTGATGGCGGCAATATTCGGCATCAGATGCGCCGCTCCATGCGTACCACCAACCGTCACGATGGCACTATGCCAATGATGAACGGCGGGGAAGGCTGGGAACACGGCTACCGCATGGGTTACAAACACGGATGGGAGGACAGCGAGAACGACATGGATGAGGAATTCCGTCGCAGTCGTGACAGCCGAGGCCGTTTCGTGTAGTATAGAACAAAAGGGTTGGGTATGCGCATTTGCCTTATCCAATCCTTTCAAGTTCTTTCCAATTCTTGCAAGTCTTGAAAGAATTAGCAAGAAATTTAACATATTCTTGAAACGTGTAAAAGAAATCGGAAAAAATTAACAGATTATGGCAAATACAATGATGAACTATTTGATTCCCGAAGATATGCAGCAGTATCTTTCGTATTACGGCACGCATTTCAATAAGCTGCTTTGCGAGTTTGCCGTTAGTAAGATGAAAAGGGAAGATAAGCAAACGGGCGTTATCAAACGTATAACACCGTTTACGATGGAGGAGTTAAAGGCTATGCTTGAAAAGTACAGCGTGAACATTGATACAAACGAGCAATACGACGCATTGTACTTGGCAAACATGGTTAAGGCCGACTATTGGGGCAGCAGCATCGAGGATGAGGAGCACATGGCTCGCTATATCGAAGATGTTATCTGCGACCCCGACGGTTATGAAGGGTTGGTATTTAACCGTTTCCTTGCCGATTGTGGCGGTAAGGGCATTGCTATCTTTTGGGAGAATATGATACACTCAGCATGGTAGGGCTTTATGATTGAAACGAAATACATAGATGTCGACGGTCGCTGGGGCATCATCGTGAACTGCGGATATGATGTTACCGATTACGACGACCTTTGGGCTATAATGCGCAGCTTTGGCATGTCGGATAGGAACGCAGGAAGGGCTTTGAAGATTCTATCGAACTACAATACTGGTATGGCCGTATCGAACGCAGATATACGCATGTCGGCCATATTCGTAAGCAAGGCCACATCACCAAGCGAGTTTTGGTCTACGCTAATCCATGAAATAAAGCACGTAGCCGACGCGATTATCGAGTACTACGGTGTTGATTGGGATGGAGAGGATGCGGCATATCTTACGGGTTACATAACCAAATGTGCGGTAGAGGAGATAGGCGAGCCGTGCAAATAATGTTTTTAGGCGTTTTAAGCGCGTTTTTCATCGCAGGTCGATAAAGTGTACCAAAATGAAAAGAAAAGCCGTTAGCGGGCTTAAAAACCACGTTAGCGGCTAATCTTATGCTTTATTCGTACAAGTTCATTCCCCAAAACTCCATTATCTCCTCGTAAAGGAACGGGCTGCAAGCGTTATGAATATACAGCCTGCCTATCATGCTGTTTGGGTCGTGTTTCTTTGCAAGGCCGAAATAATGCTTTCTTGTCATTCGCATTATGTAGTCCGTTTTCGCGGAATGGTTTGCTATCTTGTAATGGCATACGGGGTAGCCATCCTTGTCAAATGTTACGTTCTTATGGAACAGCTTTAGCTGCTTTGCAACCTTTCGCACCCTCATAGCCAGTCCTCCCTTCCTTTGGGGCTTGCGGGATAGTAGCACCAAACATTCTTGAAATATTCTCGCACCCATTGTTGGCATGATTCATCGGGTACGTAGTTGCAGATGGCGAACGTGCAGGACATGTCGAGCTTTAACTCTTCGAGCTTTTCCTTGATGAACGTCTGCCCCGTCATGGCATAGAACTCCGTCTTTGGTGCTTGGAAATGCTCAAAGTGAAAATCGCTGTCGTGCCATTCGGGATTAACGGCTATAAAACGGGCATGGTTTTGGAAAAGATAGCTCTGCGGGTTATAGGCACAGCCAATATCCACGACCGTCCATTCCTTACTAATCATCTGTGAAAGCTTGTAGTAAAATCCATAGCCGCATGTCATGTTGTTACTGCAAATCTCCGCGCCAGCATCGCTTTTCAACACGCGCTGCCATTCCTCGTTTGGAATTAGCGCACGATTATAATGTTCGTAATCCGTGCATACGGGACTGGTAATCATGGCGGGGTCTGTAGGCTTTACGATAAGCTCGCCGAAACATCGCTCTATCCAGTCGCGGTACTGCTCTTTAAGCAATGGGATAGCCCTGCTTGCGAATTTGGCACTTGGATAGAAACCAAACAAATCTTGGTCTTCATTACGGTCGTTGGTACAAACAACCTTAAACGCCCTTTCTCTTGGTAGCAATTCTTTCATAACGCTTTCTTCGTTTTAATTTTGTCATTTTGTTATTTGCATTTCCTTTAGCATCCACCCATCGGAGGTTACACAGTCTATTATCATGGCGTATGGTGTTGATGTGGTCAACCATATCCTTTCCTTTCGGCTGTTTTAGGAAAGCGGATGCCACAAGCCTATGAACGGGTAAGGCGCAATTGCCATAGCCCCTATTCAACCACACGTAGGCATACCCGCTTTTCTGAACGTACTGCTTTACGATTATACCGTCTTTCTTGCGGACAACTTCGCCAGCATCGCTTACTTGATAACCGTCCCAGCACGGGATGTCGCGCCATTTGCTCATAATGTGGCTATATCGGGATAGAAACGCCGCTCATCCTCAGACCATTGGTACACTTGGCCGCAATGCGGGCATTTGCAATGAATACCAGCATGTGCCTCGAACTCATGGCCGCACTTGGTACACAAGGCGTTAAACGGGTCGTGAATCTGTATGAAATGCTTTTGGAAGCTGTCGCCCGAATCCAAAGCACCCTGCTCATACATCATCTTGATAAGCGATATGACGTCCTTTACGCTTGCATCGTCAAGACTGCCGCTATCGCCAACACGGTTATGCAGGAGGTTTGCAAGCAGCTGCTGGATGTCCGCACCGCTGAACTTATAGTCTTCAAGCGTGCTGGCCTTGGCTTGAATATCGCTTTGGTAGGCATCTTCAAGGTAGTCTTTAAGATGCACGCACTCTTGCTGCTGGAGCATAACCTCCGCAGACTTGGTGAACTTTGCAATATATTCCTGCTCATCCTCCGTGCCTATTTCACGGGCAAAGTTGGCTGCGTCGTAGACCATAGCATACGCCGTAGCCGCATCCTCGCCCAATACGACCTGCGCCACGAAAAGATACTGCTTTGCATCAAAGCTGATACCCCTTGTAAAAAGAACGTTCTTTGTATCTAAGTATGATAGCATAGTGTTAATTCATTATGATTTCACGGAATACGTATTTGTCATAGCCAGCCTCCCTATTCATCTGCCGAACCTTGAACTTTACAAGCTTTCTACGCAAAGGATAGTCGCGAACCTGCTCCGTAATCTTGGATTTTATCTCCTCGATAACGTATTTCTGCGACTTTACCTCGAAATAATAGAAATCACAATGATACTTTACGGGATGCTCGTCAAAAACCTCTTTCAGAACATCTTTTGTTTTCTTGTGTTCTATCTCAATGCGCGTTTGCTTGGGTAATAGTTCAAACTCCTTTTGCAGCGTTAGGTCGCGGATAATGCCTTTCTTTTCCATGTTGGAAAGCAGGATATAACGGTCACGCTCTTTCGTTGAATCGAACGTGAAACCGCCATATCTTACTTTCTTGTTGAAATACTTCATACGGCCTATCCGATGGTATCTACAAAGCTGGTACGAGTAACACCGTCGAGGCGCATGTTGTAGCCCTGCTTCAGCCATTCGTTCATAAAGCTGTGTGCCTTATCGAATGATGATGCGTAAAAGGCCATCTTGTAAACAAGCTCTTTTTCCTCGCCTTCCTCGTCAATCTGAACATCAACGACGTGTGCGATGAAGATTTTCTCCTCATCGGTGGAACGGCTGTTGAGAATCTCCTTGATTTTGGAACGCTTTACGGCCACAACATCAAGGTCGGTATGCCCGTCACATTCCTCAAAGGTCTGCTCCTCGGCATCGCCGTGATTGGCAGCATCCATAACGATGAACTTTTGTTTTCTTACCTTATCGTTGCCGTTGTTATCGACCTCGACAAATTGTGCAGTTGTTTCGTAAATCATAACTTAAAAATTTTTATTGTTTATCGGGTTTTATTTCTACTTTAACGCCTTTCGGTGGTGTTACATATATGGTGACCGTTTCCTGCGGCAAATAAGCCTGCTTGCTTGAATCCCGCAGTTTAATGATATGCTTGATGATAGTCCAGCGTTTAACCCAAATAGGCTCTTGGGCTACCAATAAGGCCATCTTGTTTATGCTTTGCCCTATACCGTTAGGCGTAAACTTGCAGCCGCTTTTGGCCGTTGTACGCATGGCAATCTTATCGTATGTTTCATTCGTCATGTAACGGATGGCATACCAATACAGCCAACGCGCCTGCGCCAAATAAGCAACAGATGAATTAGTCAGCATGGCGGCACAATCCACGTTACACAGCGATGCAACAATATCGGCCATGTAATCCTCGATGCGGCTTTCATGCTGGCGCAACAAATCGCAAGCTTTCTCGATATTCTCCGTCTCGAGTCGCTGCCAGTCGTTCTTTATCTGCTCGTCGGTTTTCATGCCTTGCGCTTTTTTTCGTTGATACTTAGCAAAAGTGTTTGTTCGGATAAAGGCAGACGCTCCACGAAAAGATTAAGGCGGTGCTTTTCCTTGCCTAATATCTTATCCCAAACGCCCTCAATCTTGAACTTGAACCGCATAAACATGAAATCGCCAGCAAAGGCCACCACACCATCGGGGTTAATCTGTTTCTTCATGTATATCTGCAATGCAGGCTTGCGCTCCCTTGTGCTGTAACTTTGCGTTTCGTGATTGTACTGCATGATTGGCTTGCGCTTGATGAAACAGAAAATATCGCCATCCTTTTTGAAGAACTGCGCCTCGATTGGCGAAAGGTCGATACCTTCGACCGTCAATTGGCCGCTGTACCCACCTTGCGCCACCCTTTCGATGTGTCCGTTTATGTAGTCTCCGTAATCCATAGGGCTTATTTGTTAGGAACAAACAAATCCTTGCTTTGCGTAGACATGTATGTCGGCTGTAACGGATTGTTGAACGTTGCGACACATAGCCAAACCCTGCGGGTGAAAAGCAGACGCAACGCCTCCCAAAGAGAAAGTTTCCAACATGATACAACCTCACCGTCGTCAAATCTTAACGCTGGCAGTTCCTCTAAGCTTTCTTGGCCTTTACCGTACACGGTGTTTGCCTCCTTGAATTTAATCGGTTTCATATTTCTAATATTCAAAAGTTTTTTCTTTAACCTCCCAGCCTTGGCACGATTCCAACACACGTTGCAGATAACGGCCTTTGCCCGAATTGGGCGCAGTTTTCGTCATATCATCCTTTACATAAGACTCAAGCTCCTGCAACATTTCGGCTATCGTAAGGTGGCCGCTGTTATCGTATGCTTCCTCCCAGTCCGTGTTTTCGGTATTGGCGTTTTCGCGCCCATCCTCATCATCGTATTCGAGTGCATAGTCGTTTGTCGTTACCGTAACGGTCTTGCTCATTACGAACTCGACGTCAATATCGAAGTCACGTTCGGGAATTATCGGCTCGTTATACGGCGCGTTAGGGTCGCTATATGCGCCTGCTGGGTAGTAATCAGCCTCACTCATAGTTATTTATCTTGAATAAGCATCGGCATCGCAAGCGCAAGATAAGACGTATTATCCTTTTGCGTAGCTGGCATGAATACGCCTGCACGCATGGAATCCTTCAAGTAGACCTTTACGGAATCATCATCAATGCTTTGCAGAACGGCCATAATCACGCTGCCCTTAAATCCAATCTGTAGGTCGGGGCTGGCATAGTCGCAGGAGATGTTTTCGCTTGCGGTACGGCTGAAATCATAGTCCTCTGCGCTAATCTCCATGTTACCCATCGTAAACTTAAAGCTTATAAGCTCGCTTGATGCGTTACTCATCGGCAGCACACGTTTCATGGCAGCAATGAAAGCGGCCTTGTCAATAGTGGCAACGATGGTATTTTCCCTTGGGATAACGCTTTCATAATTGGGATAACGGCCTTCGATAAGACGGGTGTTCAATGTAAAGCAATCGGCAATTGCGAATGTGGCGCATCTGTCGTTAAAGGTTATGCTTACATCGCCACCGAACTGATTAAGCAGATTACGCAGCACTCCAGCAGGTTTCTTTGGTAATGTGAAACCACAAACCTCCACGTTATCGCCTTCGGGAATGATAGACAAATCCTTGAACTTTGCAAGCTTGTGACCGTCGGTTGCAACGGCTACCATACCATCTGCAAAGAACTCAAGGCGTATGCCATTCATTACGGGGCGTAACTCATCGTTAGCTGTGGCGTAATCGGGCTTATTTACCGCGTAAAGCAGCTTATCAGCGTCGATAACCTTGCTTTGTGAATCGCTGGCATCCATGTTAGGCTTTGGATATTCCGTAGCATCCTCGTAGGCCATCGTAAAGCGGCCATTACCGTAATCACATTCTACGGTGTGATGCTCGGCATCCAATGTCATACAGACCTGCTTTCCTTTCAGATTGCATAATGCCTTGTAGAAGTCAACGGCAGCGATGCAGATTTCAAAGCTATCGTCAAAGCTAAGATGTGGTGCTTCGATGGTGAGCCATGTTTCCGAATCGCTGGCTGTGAACGTAAGCCCCCTTTGGGCTTCCATGTCTGTTTTGATTAAAATGTCGCCAAGGATAGGCAGGGGATTTTTTGAATTAACTACGCCTACAACTTGCGATAAGCGGGGTAGCCATTCATCAACATTAAATTTAATTCTACTCATCTTTCTTATGATTAAAAATAAAATATTCAAGTGGAGGTAGAGGGAGTCGAACCCTCGTCTTGCAGATTTATCATAGAAACTTGTTACGTGCGTCGGGGCTGACCAGCTTTTATAACTTGGACGAGCGTTCCACCACTACGTTTTGAGAAAACGGAGAAAACGAGCCGTAACTTTTATGTTCCTTCGCAAGTCACCAGCGAGGTGCTTATGCGGCTGCTGCCAGCACTTGAGCACGGGGAGTCATATTGACAACCTTAGCATTTGTTGTTTTTACCATTTCAAAGCATGATTGCTTGCACGATTTCTTACCATCCATCTACAATCAAAACCAAAATACCCCCGTATCATGGTGGAGAATGTGAGACTCGAACTCACGACCCTCTGCTTGCA